AGGTCTGATGCACTGACAGCTTCTTGATAGGCTAGAACATTAGCTATATTTTCAGGCTTACCATCACACCAATATGAAAACTGACACTTGTTTCGTATTGGATTACCCTTCCACTCCTTTGCCTGATGGACAACATCACACACATTGTTGGGATAACGCTCAGAGTCCACCCGTGCAAGAACAACATTAGCTACAGCAAGCTGTGCTATGAATGGTTCAGACCGTGCTTCAAAGTATACTGCTTCAGCTAAACAAGATAACTCATCAGCTTTTGCAGGTGTTATATATAATATACTTATTAGTAATATATATAATAGTTTCATTGTAGCTTCTCTATTTTTATATTAAAGGGAAAACCTGTGGATAGTTCTCGTATGCCATGACACATTAGAAAAGCCACGGCATCTTCGTAGTGTTCAAATACATGTAGCTTTTCTTTTTCTTCGTCTATCATAGCATCAAAAGTATTTATATCTAATACAACATCATCTTCAGATTGAGTTATAATATAAGCCATTATGTTACTCCTGCAAATAATATATCAATAAGTATTCTAATAAAATCTAAATTCATCGTCCTTGTCCTCTATATCTTTTCCAACTGCGGCGTTTGTGTTTGTTCTTGGGACGGGAAAGAGTTCCCGCCCCTATTGATGTACGCTTCTTGATCCGATGTAGTGTCGGGTCGTACTTGTTGTCTGTCTTCTTAGACATTTTGATTCTCTTTCATTTTAAGATTGAAACGTAGTTGATGTAGTTGTTGGATACACTCTGACAATCTGTCGCCGTTCTCTGTTTTTACTGTACCATTTAATTGTAGCTGGCTCAGTATCTCTAGTGTTTCTTCTATTGCCTCAAGAGTTTTCATCGCCCCAATCCCTATAGCCTTGTTCAAATGTGGACATCTCATGTTCAATCCATCCATTGAGTTCCTCAATATCAATGTCTTCAACATCAGTATCAAGAGCTATTAGCTCCATGTATTCCTCAACCATTGGGCGACACCATGCGTCCCCTCCATAACGAAGAAACCTTTGAACATCCTCTATAGAATTAAACTCAGGTACATACATGTTACTCTCCTTTAAGTTGTATATCTTTTAATGTGTACTCAGATAGTATACCATTAAACGTATTAGAAATCAAGCACAATCCGTTCATCACAGATGGTGCATTAGTCATAGTAAAAACCATAGCCGCCATCAACGATTCCTCTGCTATATTCAAATCGTCTACGTCCTCCTGTTGTAGCAGTGTTAGCTCGTTGTAAACTTGGTCGAACACTTTCATTTCCATATTCATGTTCCTCTATTATATCATATAGTGCGTTCATTTGTAATAATCCAATGTTAGTTCTTCACCTTCTTCAATATTTTGAAGAGTGAACAGGTTATAAATCTGGCAGTCGTCCCAATCATGAACTTGACGTAGCTCACAGTTAGGCTCCTCTGTATGGTTTAAATATCCACCAATGGGAGTTCTGATTAGGCCATAGAACATGGGTACGTTAATATGTGTTGCGCCTAAGTCTGTCTCTGCTGGAATGTCCATCGTGGCGAACACACCTAGCCCCTCTATATCACTTTCTCGTATTGTTATCTCCTCCGGTAAGGGCTTGTAATAAAAAGGATTGTAATCAGGTAGCATCATTTTCAATGTCCTCAAAGAATGGATCAAATACTAGTAAAGTATGCTCATATTCTTTAGCAGCCTTCTTAGTTTTGTGGTAGGTGGTTTGCCCATCAGAGTGTTGAGCCTTCCACTTTCTACCTTCTTTAGAAATAATTCTAAAACCTTCAGTCATTTTTATATTCCTTTAATAACATATCTAATTGATCCATAGCTATATCATATGCTTCGCTTGGCGTCAACTGTTTTGTACCGGGGCGCACTGATCTTTTCATTTTGTACTTCTCACCTACCGTGCGTACTTCTTGAAAGGTCCAGCTAGTATCCCAAGTTATCTTCCACTTGTCTCCACCAATTTCTATTTCTACGAAATCAACTGTACTCATCTACGATCTCCATGTTAGGTACGAACTTTACATCTGTAAACAACTGTAATTGAAAGTCTTTGTTATGCTCATCCGTAACAGTTACAGTCACAGTTTTGAAGGTTTGAAAGTCCTCTGTAGTTACTTTGATATTTTCTACGTTGTGTATTGAAAGTCTATTCATTAGTCTATCTCCAACAGTTTTGATTCGGTTCTACGTGCGGCCTCCGCATAAGTTTTAGGATCACCCTTCGGCCATCCACCTAACTCTAAATACTCTACATACATATCAAAGATATTTTCCTTTCGTATTTCGTTTTCATGATTACTCATTGTTCACTCTCCATCTCTGGTGGTATTGAATTTTAGTTCGCCCGTATCCATATCAATATATACTATATCAATGTTTATACCTGTTTTAACAAGCCTTTTCTGCTTATCTGTCAAGCATCTATAGATTTTTGATCCGTCTTCCCTACGTGCCAGCTTCTTGCACTCAATATATTTTATATCACCGTCCATGTTTATTGCTACGAAATCAATCGGACCCTGATTTGTTTCGTCAAATACATAGTATTCACGATCAACAAACCATTTCATAGCTGCTAGTTTACAGGATAAACCTTCTCTATGTTTTTGTAATTCACTCATATCAATCTCCAAAAAACAGTCCTATAATGTAATACACTATAGCATATAGCTATATTTAAGTCAACCTGCTATTGCTGACGCTTTCTTTTTACCTGTACCATGAGCAGGGAAGCCTACGATTACTTTACGGTCACGCTTCTCGCACAACATGCAATCCGAACATGATACATTATCTTTGTAGGTAGCAGGACATACCACAACCTTCCTGCCCTTTGGCGTCACTGTATTGGTTGTCTGTTCAATAGGTAACACAGTTGCCACAGGAGCTATGTCTAAATCGCATAGCTCGTCAGCATGATCTAAATTGTTGGCAGATACATTAACAGTGAAGCCTAAGTTATTCATACTATTGACTATTATGGCATTCTGGAAGTTGTCCAATACGTCATAATGTGTGTATGTAAACCCACGTTTGCCTTCGTTAGCACGAGCAAGCTCCACACACTTGGTGCTGTCAAGGTCTTGTGTGTCACCCGGCAAGTCACCAGCTTGATTGTGTCGCCACTTGCTACCAGCAGGTAGGTCTCTAATCTTGCCAAGAAATGTAGGCCAATCGTCGCCACGCTCACCTTTGGTGACCTTGAGCCAGTGTAGTTTCAACGGCCCACTCTCCGCATAGCATCCATTATCTCTGAATGGACATGCGCTAGGACATGTTGTCGCAGTACTGGTAGTAACTGCCATTGGTCCTACCTTGCTGTTCTTTGATTTAGGTGTAATGTGATACATGGTTTCTCTCCATAGTTTGCACATAAGATAGGACGCCGTAGCATCCTATCTCTGTATAAACTACGCAGCCAACGCTACAAGTTGTGCCACAGCCCTAGCAGTGCGCTCCTTAGACTTCAGAACCTTGAGCAACTGCCTAGCAATAACCCGCTGATGGTCCCGCATACGTCCACCTTCGACGGACTTACGGTGCCGTGCCAGCTTCGCTACAGCCTTGTCAAACTTGCCCCATGAACCAATAGGGACAATTTCTTCAATCAGCTTTTCCAGCTTGGGATCAGCATAGAGGTTGTACTTGCCACGGCGCTCTACGTACTGGATGGTTGGTGTGGTCATGATAGTTCTCCTTTGTTAAACAGTTTCAGGTAGTTTGTCAGCGTTGCGAATGATCTTGAAGTTCCCGTTAGGATGCAATACCCTAATTGGCACACCAGAATCAGATGCTTTCTGGAATAGTTCCTTGCCCTTGGCAAGTTCTACCCACTCGTTTGCTACGAAAGTTTGCATTGTCGCCATGTAAATCTCCTTTGGTTGGCGGTTGGTGAAGGTTATTTTAGTTACCGCTGGACCCTTCATAAATATTCAGGGTACAGCTCAGAGTAACTAATTAGTCGCACC